GAGAAAGAGAAGGACCTAACACTTCGCCCTCACAAGGAAATAATGGCGGCGCAGGCGTTAATAACTTTCCTACTATTCGCGCTGGCGGTGGGGGTGGCGGGGCTGCTGCAACTGGCACTGCCGCAAGTGGTACTGCTGGTTCTGGAGGAAACGGAACAGCGTCATCTATCTCTGGTTCGTCTGTAACTTACGCAGGCGGCGGAGGCGGTGGCGCATCACCCGGAACTGCTGCATCTGGCGGTAATGGAGGTGGTGGTGCCGGAGGTTCTAGCGCGGGAGGAACTGCTGGAACTGCCAATACTGGTGGCGGCGGAGGCGGTGGCGGTTCAAGCGGTCCCGGTGTTGGGCCTGATGGCGGCGCTGGTGGTTCCGGTATCGTGATCCTAAAAGTAAACTATTAAAGGTTTGAGGTTTTGAAATGGCTAACGTAATCAATGCCCAAAACGGGATCGTATCGACCGCAGATTCAACGTCTGAGTTAAACATTCAGACAGGCGGTGTTACGGCTATTTCAATTGGCTCAAGTCAGTCCGTTACTATCTCTAATCTAGCGGACTCTGCTGGCAGTCTTCGCAACATCCCATCAGCCGGTTCAGAGAAAACAACGGCCTATACCCTTACCATCTCCGATATCGGTGAATACGTCACGGTCGGAACCAGCGGCAGTATCACGGTCGTTAATGATGTGTTCAGTGCGGGCAACGCTGTCTCTATCTACAACAACACATCCGGTAACGTCACACTGACGATGACCATTACCACGGCTTACATCGCGGGAACCGATTCCGACAAAGCCACGATGACTCTGGCAACTCGGGGTCTGGCGACACTGCTATTCTTGTCTGCTTCAGCCGTGGTTGTTACGGGGAACGTCACCTAATGTCCGGCATCATGATGCTTTTGCTGGCGCGTGTCGTCGGCACTAGATATGTTGAAGTCAAAACCTTCACGACTTCAGGCTCGTGGGTGTGTCCTACTGGCGTGACTGAGGTTGAATACCTTGTGGTTGCTGGTGGTGGTGGTGGAGGCGGAGCAGGAAGCACAGGTGCATCTAGCGGTGGTGGTGGTGCTGGTGGATTTCGTACTGGCACTGGGTTTGCTGTAACCGCTGGTACGGATTACACGATCACAGTTGGCGGAGGCGGAACAGGCTCTACTGCACCATCAATTACTTCAGGATCGTCCGGGTCAAATTCTGTATTTAGCACTATTACATCTGCCGGTGGCGGAGGTGGCGGAGGTGGTGATCAATCCAACCCTGCTAATAACGCTAAGGCTGGTGGTTCTGGTGGTGGAGCATATGGTCAACCTTCGGGTGGCGCTGGCAATACACCTTCTGTTTCTCCATCTCAAGGCAACAACGGTGGAGTAAACGGAGGCGCTCCAAGTTATGGCGGCGGTGCTGGCGGCGGTGCTAGTGCTGTAGGTGGAAATGGTGGCACTACTACTGGCGGTGCAGGTGGTGCTGGTACAGCCTCTGCTGTCTCTGGTATTTCTACTTTTTACGCTGGTGGCGGTGGCGGTGGTGTATCTGCCCCTCCCTATACCCCATCACCGGGCACTGCTGGTGCAGGTGGAGCGGGTGGCGGCGCAACCGGTGGATACGGAACAAATGGAAATGCCGCTACAGCAAATACCGGCGGTGGCGGCGGCGGTGCTGGCATTGTTGGGCCTAGTGCAGTAAGTGGCGGCGCAGGCGGCTCTGGCATCGTCATTCTTCGCTACGCAGTCCCTGTCCAGACCGTAGTTCAGTCATTCACTGCATCCGGAATCTTTGTTCCGCCGACTGGTGTGAGCGAGGTTGAATATCTCGTGGTTGCAGGTGGCGGCGGTGGTGGTGGCGGTAATGCCTCTTATAACGGAGGTGGCGCTGGAGCGGGTGGATTTAGAACCGGCACTGGATTCTCTGTAACTGCTGGAACGTCCTATACGATTACTGTTGGTGCTGGTGGAGCAGCAAACGCTAACGGAGCAGATTCCGTATTTAGCACCATCACTTCAACAGGTGGTGGCAAAGGCGGCCAAAGCAATACTGTTGGCGCTGGGACTGGCGGTTCCGGAGGTGGTGGTGCATCGACGCAACCGGGTGCTAATGGCAATACCCCGTCAACTTCTCCGTCGCAAGGCAACAATGGCGGTTTGGGCCAAAGCGTAGGCCCGTTCGCTGCTGGCGGTGGCGGCGGTGCTTCAGAAGCCGGAAACACAGACGGAAACGGCTACGGTGGTGATGGTACTGCGTCATCTATTTCTGGTGGCAGTGTGTTTTACGCTGGTGGCGGTGCTGGTTCGTCTAACGCTCCCGGCAGCAATTTGCCCGGTGGTGATGGCGGCGGCGGTGCTGGCGGTTATGGTTCTGGTACAACTACTGGAACGGCTGGTACAGCAAACACTGGTGGCGGAGGTGGTGGTGCTAATGGTGCGGCTGCTGCTGGCGCAGGCGGCTCCGGTATCGTCCTCATCAAGTACACACTGGGTTCTGCTTCGATCCTGACGTTCAACTCAACCACCAACTTTGTGATGCCTGCTGGCGTGACGAGCGTGGACTACCTCGTGGTTGCGGGTGGTGGTGGAGGGGGTACCGGCGATAAAGACGGTGGCGGTGGAGCAGGTGGTGGTGCTGGCGGTATGCGTACCGGAACGGGTTTAACCGTAACACCGGGCACTAACTACACCATTACGGTTGGCGCTGGCGGCAGCGGTTCTGGAAACAACTCTACATTCTCTACTGTTACAGCAGCCGGTGGTGGCGGTCCAAGCGCAAATGGCGGTTCCGGTGGCGGTGGTTTCGGTCGCGGATCAGGCGGTGGCACTGGCAATACTCCAGTTGTATATCCGTCTCAAGGAAATAACGGCGGCACTGGCGGTACTGGTACTGCTCCAAATAATTCCGGCGGAGGTGGCGGAGGCGGCGGTGCATCAGCCGTAGGTACAACTGTTGGTGCTTCTAATGCCGGTGGAAACGGAGGCGATGGTACAGCCTCATCTATCTCTGGTTCTTCTGTCACTTACGCAGGCGGCGGAGGGGGCGGCGGTAATAATAGCCCCGGTAGTTCTGGTGGCGCAGGCGGTGGTGGTGCTGGTGGATCAGGTGCAACTGGTACTGCTGGAACTGCAAATACTGGCGGCGGAGGCGGAGGTGGCGCTGGACGTTCTGGCAGCGATAGAGGCGGTGCTGCTGGCGGCTCCGGCATAGTGATCCTGAAGTTAAACTTTGGGAACTACCTGCTTTACACCTTCACTTCGACGCAATCGTGGACGGCTCCGGCTGGTGCGGTGAGCGTGGATTATTTGGTTGTAGCCGGTGGTGGTGGAGGCGGCGGTGCTACTGCTGCTGCGGGTGGCGGAGCAGGAGGTTTTAGAACAGGAACGGGTCTTTCCATCACTGCTGGCACTTCTTATACGATTACGGTTGGAGCAGGCGGCGCTGGCGGCCCCGGTGGTGGAGGTAGTACGCCATATCAAGGGACAACCGGCAGCAATTCCGTTTTTAGCACCATTACTTCTGCTGGAGGCGGCGGTGGTGGTGGAGACGGCCCAGTTACGTCTGGATTAAATGGCGGTTCAGGCGGCGGCGCTGGCGGCTCCGGCACCGTTACGACCACAGCGGGAAACGGAAACACCCCGTCTGTATCGCCAAGCCAAGGCAATAATGGCGGCAATAACGGCGGAAATATCGCTTCGCCATATCCTGCCGGAGGTGGTGGTGGCGCTGGAGCCGCTGGTGCTAACGGAACCCCGTCTGCTTCTGGAAGTGGTGGCAACGGCACTACATCTGCAATTTCCGGTAGTAGCGTAACTTATGCTGGTGGTGGCGGGGGGTCATCAAATTACGGTGGTACGGTCGGCAGTGGAGGCGCTGGCGGCGGCGGTGCGGGTAACGCAAGTGGAACAGGAACTGCTGGAACTGCTAATACCGGTGGTGGAGGCGGAGGCGGATCAAGAATTACCCCAAGTTACGGAACAGGGGGTGCAGGTGGTTCAGGTATCGTAATTCTCAAGGTGAATTTCTAATGAAAGCGTATCAAATCATGGGTATTGACACGGCGATGCATTTGCTTCGTCCGGGTGCGAAGTGGGAAATCAGCAATCGTGAGATCACGCGATGGGAAGATCCGCGTCCGAAACCCTCGTGGGAAGAGATCATGTTCACGATTGAAAAGATCAAAGAACTGGAAGATGCAGTTCCCACGATCCTGTTGCCCGAGCAGCAGAAAGCCTTTGATGATTATGTGAAGCAAATCGAACAGGCGGCTGCATGATTCTGCACGGGATATTCCCAACACCGGTTGCCCGGTTCAACCTCGACCGTGAGTTCACGGAGCGGGAGTTGGAGTTTGTGCTGAAACAACCCCAGCACAACAACGAAGGCAACACCACGAGCGATGATAACTACGTCTTCAACAACATTGAGTTGAAGGGCTTGAGCGATTTTTGTGAGGCTTCTGTTGCGACGTACTTGAAGGAGATCCATGCCCCGAGCAAGGATGTAAACCTTCGGATTACGCAATCTTGGTTGAACTACACCAAGCCCGGACAGTGGCATCACAAACACGCTCATCCAAACTCTTTTGTCTCTGGTGTGCTGTACATCAAGGCCAACAAAGAATCGGACAAGATCTATTTCTACAAGGACGGCTACAAGCAGATCAGCCTGCCGACCGAGAACTGGAACTTGTACAACTCCGAGTCTTGGTGGTTTGAAGCAGTTGCAAAAGAGTTGATCCTGTTCCCGTCTAGCCTCACGCACATGGTTCAGACCGTGCAGGGCGAAGACACCCGGATCAGTTTGTCGTTTAACACGTTTCCTGTTGGTTACGTTGGGGATGAGAAGTCTCTAACCGGTTTACATTTGAGGGATTAAACATGGCTCACTTTGCAGAGATTGATGAAAACAATGTTGTGCAGCGCGTGATTGTCGTAGCCAACAAGGATACGGCTGACGCTAACGGCAACGAAGTCGAGAGCATCGGCGTGGCGTTCTGCCAGCGTTTGCTGGGTGGGAACTGGAAACAGACTTCCTACAACGCAAACTTCCGCAAGAACTATGCAGGTATCGGCTTCACCTACGATGCTGGTATCGACGCATTTGTTCCGCCGAAGCCCTATCCGTCGTGGGTTCTGAACAGCAATACCGCGCAGTGGGAAGCCCCTGTACCGATGCCGCAAGATGGCAAGATGTACTCATGGGACGAAGCCACGCAGTCGTGGGTTGAAGTTCCGAGCGCAGGTTCGCTGACGATCTAAGCCGATGCTCGGCTTTGTACCTCTTTCAGCAGCGCCATTCTCCGCACTGGGGGAAGGGGCGGTTGTTGTCACAGGGGTACAGGGCAATGGTTTTGTCGGTACGGTTCTTGTTGTCGCTGATGCCAACACCCTCGTTAATGGGGTCGAGGCTAACGGGCAGATTGGAACGGTCTTCGTCTTTGGTGAAGCCAATGTTCCCGTCACAGGAGTTGAAGCCAATGGGCAGACCGGCACCGTCGAGGTCACCGGAACTGCCACGGTCTTCCTCACTGGGGTCGAGGCGACTGGCGAAGTTGGCACAGTTGCGGTTGCTGCGGATGCTAATGCTCCAGTTACAGGGGTTGAAGCCACTGGCGCGGTGGGAACCGTTGTCGCCACAGGCGCAGCCAATGTCACCCTTACCGGGGTTGAGGCAACAGGCGAACTTGGCAATGTCTCAATCTTTATTGAGATTGTTGTCCCGGTCACTGGGGTATCCGCCACAGGGCAGGTTGGTACAGTCACGGTCTCGGCTGGAGCCACTGTCTTCGTCACGGGCGTGTCGGCAGTGGGAACCGTGGGGCAAGTCACTGTTTGGGGTAAGATTATCCCCGGACCAACCGGGCCATGGACACCCATCCCTGATCCAGCAGCATCAACTTGGACACCAGTTAACACGGGCGATTCAGATATCTGGACCCCGGTAGCAGCGTAGAGGTTTAAACATGCCTAGTACATATTCACCCAACCTCGCGTTGGAACTTATTGGAACCGGCGATCAGGCGGGTACTTGGGGTAACACCACCAATACCAACTTGGGAACCCTGATTGAGCAGGCTATCAGCGGCTACGAGGTTCAGTCCCTGACCTCGGGAACCACCCTAACCCTGACCATTCCCAATGGTGCATCTGGCGTAGCCCGAAACATGTACTTGGAGTTCACGGGTAACGGCAGCACGGTCATTGTCCCGTCCAATAAAAAACTCTACTTCGTCTACAACAACTGCACCTCCGGCACGATCACAATGAAGGTCGCTGGCCAGACCGGTGTAACAATCCCCAATGGGGAAAGAATGGTTTTGGTTTCCAACGGAACCGATGTAGATGAAGCCATCACGATTGAATCCTTGACTGGCATCACCACTAGCACAGTCACCGCTTTTGGCAGTGGCGCTGGCGACAGTGTCACAAGCGCAACAGGCACTACCGCAATTGGAAAGAATGCCGGGACAGCGATTACAAGCGGCATTTCAAATACTTTCGTTGGTGAAGAAGCAGGATTAGTTTGCACCGATGGCATTCTGAATACGGCTATCGGGCTTGCTGCATTAAGTTCTTTAACAAGCGCAAGCGGCAATAGCGCAATCGGTTGGTTTGCTGGAGCCGGAATTACAACTGGCTTTAGAAATACTGCTATTGGTAGAAGCAGTATGTCTGCCTGTACGACGGGTGGGTTTAATACTGCGCTTGGAACCGATGCGCTTGATAGCACCAATTACGATAATACAACTGGCGTTGGCTCAGGTTCGGCAGTAACAGGAGACAATCAAGTTCAATTAGGCGATTCAGCAACAACGACTTACGCCTATGGCGCTGTTCAAAATCGTTCTGATTCGCGTGACAAGGCCGACATCCAAGACTCAAACCTTGGGCTTGCTTTTGTAATGCAGTTACAGCCGCGCATGTTCCGCTGGGATATGCGAGAAGATTACAAACCGCCTAAACCAGACGAAAATGCCTCCCCAGAAGAATGGAGCGCATGGAGTGAGGCTTGCAAACTTGCCAATCTAACTCATGACGGAACACATAAACGCAGCCGCTTCCACTATGGCTTGGTGGCCCAAGAAGTCAAAGTCACGATGGATGCGATGGGCGTAGATTTTGGTGGTTATCAAGACCACAGCATCAAAGGTGGCGATGCCGTTTTATCGCTCGGCTACGAAGAGTTGATAGCCCCATTGATCAAGGCCATCCAAGAACTCAAAACCGAGTTCGATGAGTACAAGAGGACGCACCCATGATGACAATGGTTTCAACCTTCTTGTCTTTCCTCGCTGGTGGATTGCCCAAGATCCTGTCGATTTTTCAAGATAGACAGGACAAGAAGCATGAGTTGGCTCTGGTTGCAGCCCAGAAGGAGCGCGAACTTGCATTGGCAGAGCGTGGTTTTTTGGCTCAGGCGCGGGTTGAGGAAATCAAACTGGAGCAGATCCAGACCCAAACCGCAGCCGAGGAGCGTCAGGCTCTGTATCAGCACGACATCGAAATTGGCAAAGGCGCATCCCAGTGGATGATCAACCTTCGTGCCTCGGTGCGTCCGGTTGTGACCTATATCTTCGTGTTGGAACTGGTCGCCATCAATATCGCCGGAGTCTGGTATGCCTATAACACCGGGGTGCCGTTTGCCGCTGCGATGGCTGAAGTATTCTCTGATGACGAGATGCTAATCCTGTCTTCGATCATTGCGTTCTGGTTCGGAACACAGGCGTTCGGCAAGAAGTGAAAGTCTCCAAGGCTGCCATCGATATGATTAAACACCACGAGGGCGTAAGGACTAAGCCTTACCGCTGCCCTGCGTTGTTGTGGACTGTCGGTGTCGGCCATGTGATCGACTCAACCCATGCGACGGTGAAGTATGAGGAGCGTCGGAATCTACCGATACCCGAGGGATGGGATCGTACTCTCGCGATGGACGAGGTGGACCGGATACTTTCTCAAGACCTTAGCCGGTTTGAGCGTGGTGTGGTTCGACTTTGCCCTGCTGCTGTTGGCCGTCAGGGAGTCTTTGATGCTCTCGTATCTTTTGCCTTCAACGTGGGTCTCGGCAATCTCCAACGCTCTTCCCTTCGGATGAAGACCAATCGCGGGGAACTGGAAGAGGCTGCTGACGAGTTCCTGAAATGGACGAAAGCAGGTGGACGGGTATTGCCCGGACTGGTTAAACGGCGCAATGATGAACGTGCGTTGTATTTGTCTGGAGTAGCGTGATGCCGCTGTCCAAGGTTGTATTTAAGCCGGGTGTTAACCGAGAGACCACGAACTACGCCAACGAAGGTGGGTTCTTCTCGGTAGACAAGGTCCGGTTCCGGGGCGGGTATGCCCAGAAGATTGGCGGCTGGGTTAATCAGAGTTCCAACGGAGGATCATTTGAAGGCGTACCCCGTTCACTGTGGAACTGGGTGGCTATTGCTGGCCAGAACCTGTTGGGCGTTGGAACCAACCAGAAATACTATGTAGAACTGGGTGGCACTTACAACGACATTACCCCTCTCGCCAGCACGGTCAGCCTGACTCTGAATCCGTTCACGACCACCTCTGGTAGTCGGAGCATTGTTGTCAGATCAACTGCTCACGGAACCACTATCGGTTCTTATGTGACATTTACTGGTGCCAGTTCCTTTGTTGTTGGTGCATCGACCCTGTTGGTCAATGGCCAGTACGAAGTTATTTCGGTTCCCGGTTCAGATACTTTTACTATCTTCGGCCCATCTATTGCCGCTTCGACTGTAACCGGCGGTGGTTCCCACGTCATAGCCGCTTATCAGATTGATGCAGGTCCAGCCGTTTACACGACTCAGGTTGGCTGGGGTGGTCCTCCTTGGGGTTTTGGAGGTTGGGGGTCATCTGACCCACAAGGTGTTCCATTGCGCCTTTGGTCCCAGTTCAACTTTGGAGATGACCTGATATTCGCTGAACGGCGCGGGTCAATCTATTACTGGACCATTGACACCACGACATGGGCTAGAGCCACGACTTTGGCTGACAAAGCCGACAGCATTACCAAGTTTTCGACAGTGGCCACAGCAGCCTCTGGCGCAACCACTATTGTCGTAGCCGATGCGACTGGCATTAACACCGGATCGGTAGTATCTGGTAGCGGTATTGCTGCTGGAACCTATGTCACTACGTCATGGACCGGTGGACAGTCTGTCACTATCTCTGCAGCCACTACGTCTTCATTGACGCTGACTGCTGTTGATTTCAGTTACGCCGGTCGGCATGTTCCACCGCAAACCAACTTAGTGATCGGTTCTCCGCTGAACGATTTCACCATCGCTCTGGGTTCCAATCCATACAGCCCGGTGGATTTCACGACTGACTTTGATCCGCTGTTGGTTCGTTGGTCAGACCAAGAGAATCCATGGGAATGGGTTCCCGAAGTCACCAACCAATCTGGTGAGCGTCGCATATCCAGTGGATCTGAAATCGTTGCAGGTATCTCAACTCGTCAGGAAATCTTGGTGCTGACTGATACTGCTGTGTTCTCCATGCAGTATCTGGGTCCGCCGTTTGTCTGGGGATTCAATCTCCTCGACCAAGACATTTCCATTGCGTCCCAGAACGCGATTGCATCCATCAACAACACCGTTTACTGGATGGGAACCGATAAGTTCTTCGTCTACAACGGTCGCGTTGACACACTGCCTTGCACCATTCGACAGCACATCTTTAGCAACCTGAACCAAGATCAGATTGCTCAGGTGACCTGCGGTAACAACGAGGCGTTCAGTGAGGTGTGGTGGTTCTATCCATCCACCAATAGTTACGTCAATGACAGTTTCGCGGTGTTCAACTACCTTGAAGGTGTCTGGACATACGGTAGTTTAAACCGCTCTGCATTTGCTCCTCAGACCATCCGCAAGTACGCGATGATGGCCTTTGGTATTCAGACTAGTTATCTGGATACCGCTATCAATTCTTCTATCACGACTATCTCTCTCGTCAATGCATCGTCCTATCCCAATTCTGGAATCGTTCAGATCGATTCAGAGAAGATCAGTTATACCGGTCTTAGTGGTAATACTCTTACCGGTTGTGTTCGCGGTGTTGGCGGTACAACTGCTGCTTCGCACACCATCGATACTGAGGTCTCGTTTGTCGCGCCGAATCAGGTGATGTTCCACGAAGTCGGCTGGGACGATGTTTCGACGGGAACCCCTGAGCCAATTGAATGCTTCATTCAGACTTCTGATTTTGACATTGGAGACGGCGAGTCATTCCAGTTCCTTTCTCAGATCATCCCTGATGTGAAGTTCCTTGAGTCGGACACGGTAAGGAACCCAAACCCGTCTGTAACGCTGGCTCTATATCCCAGAAACTATCCGGGTTCTCTGTATGGTGATCCGGATACAGGTGCTGTTACCGCGACGGTAGTTCTCCCTGTGGAGCAATACACCACACAGGTCTACACCCGTGTTCGCGCAAGACAGATTGCGTTCCGAATTGCATCCACCGCACTGGGTGTGGCATGGCAGATGGGTGCGATGAGATTCGACATTCGCCCGGATGGTAAACGGTAATGGGCGCACCTCGCGGACTAGCCCCTCCAAACCTTCCGGTCGCTGCTGAAAAATACGAGCGGCGATATCAGGATCAGTTCGCGAATGTGTTACGACTGTACTTTGCAGCCGTTTCAAACCGGCTGACATCACCTACAGCGCATGCCTCGTATTTCGACACCACTACCCAGACCAATCCGGTAGCGGATACTGTCAACCTGTTTACCTTTAACTCAGTTGAATCTGAGTTCCAGATTAAACGGGGTGTTCCCACATCCAAGATCTACGTCAATGACACTGGTGTCTATAACTTCCAGTTCTCGGCACAGTTAGATAAGTCAGGTGGATCTGCCAGCGCCGTTTACATTTGGCCAAGAATTAACGGGGTCAATGTTTCAGATTCGGCTACCAAGATTGTTATTGACGGGCCAAACAATGAGATCGTCCCTGCGTGGAACTTCCTCCTAGTGATGGAGGGAGGAGACTATTTTGAACTGGCTTGGCAATCATCTGATACGGCAGTAATTGCTCCTTACTCAGCCCCAAGTGGGAACATCCCCGGTATTCCGTCCATCATCTTGACGGTCAACTGGGTGTCCAATTATGAGGCTAACGAGTGATCTCATTGAAATTTAAACGCTGTTACACCAGAATCGCGGGAACCGTGGCTCCCAGCAATCATAGGAGTTGCCATGAATAACATGCCATATCAGGGAGTTGCGAACGAACTTGCCAAGTACGGCAGATTCGGAGATTCTCAGTTAGTACATATGAACCCGATTGAGGTTCAGATGCTGGGGTCTTTGTCCCCCACCGGACAACTCACGATTAACCCGGTTACCGGTCAGCCTGAGGCGTTCCTTCCCTTCCTCGCCCCATTGCTTGGATCGTTCTTGGGAAGCAGCCTTTTAGGCGGTTCCACACTTGGCGGACTACTAACCACTGGCCTTAGTAAGGCAGCGGCAGGGGCCATTGGGTCTGGTCTTGCCACTACCGCAGCCACAGGCGATCTTAAGGAAGGCATCCTCTCTGGCATCACCGGTTTTGGTTTAGGCAAAGTCTTTGGCGCTATGGGCGGCGCAGACAAACTGGCTGGCGCTGCTGGATCAACGCCGACACCAGCCAATGTGGAAGGATTCTTCTCCCCGACTGGCGGCGGTGCCGCGCTTAATCAGGCTACCACTGCGACTGCTCCCATCCTTGCTGGCGCTCCAACTTCCGCCCCTGTTGGTGGATTCTTTTCGCCAACTGGCGGGGCTGCTGCATTTAACCCGGTTAATGCGGCTCAGTCTGCAGCAGGCGCTGGTCCGGGTGGCATGAACTTTTCGGCTGGGCTTGAAGAACTGATGAAGCCCGGTACTTTCCTTCCCATCTATGCGGGAACCAGTGTCACTGAAGGCATTCGTCAGCAAGAAGAACTGGATCGCATCATGAAAGAGCAGGGACTCAGCGAGGAAGAAGCCAAGCGTAAGTACGAGGGAGATGCTCGTCGCGCTATTGAAACCGCACAGCGGTTGTACCCGCAGATGCGTCCTCCCACTGGAATGGCGGCAGGCGGTCAAGTCGAAGGCTACTTCGACGGCGGCATGTTTACCGATATGCAATATCGTGGTCCCTTTGCCAATATGCAATCTAGTGGGCCAGATTCCGGCTTCTACGACACCGTATACGGTCGTAGCAGTCCGTCTGACATCCAAGGCCGACTCCGTGGAAACATCAGCGTTGCTGCCCCGTATGCCAGTTATGGCGCACTGGATGTAGGCGGTCGCGGATATCTTCCGGGTATCGCCCCGGAGTTCCAATACTTCCGTCAGCCTGAAGAAATCTATCCGCAGGCTCCGTCCATGCCCGGTGGCAAGGGGTCAGGTGGTCGTCGTGGCGGCAATTACGGCGGCTATAACAGCATGCCCGGTGGTAAGGGTGGCGGCTATGGTGGTGGCTACGGCAACCAGTTCGGCGGCGGTTACGACTATGGGAACCCCTTCGGTGGTGGCTACGGCGGCGGCTATGGAAGCATGCCGGGCGGCAAGGGCGGTGGCTATAACACTGGTTATGGTGGCGGCTACGGCAATACGTTTGACCGATACAGCCAGCCTTACAGCAACTATGGTGGAAGTTCCTTCGGTAACTTCAACCAGATCATGCCGTTTTGAGGTACTGACATGAGTATGGGAAATAGAGCCAGTGCGCCTCCGAGTAAGGGAGGTGCTGTTCCGCCAACTAATCCTCAGGTGCCAAATCCTTATGGAGATCAGGGGTATCAGCCTCCGCAGCGATACTCCAACGACTACTTCCGCTATCAACAAAGTGGAGAGCCGTTTAACCAGCCTGTAATGGGATATGGAACCTACGGTCAGATCTTTACTCCGCCTCCCCAGCGATTCCAACCTCAACCCATAATGGGAGGTAAAGGTGGTATGGGGTATCGCCCATCTCCTCCAGTTCCGCCACCGGGTGGCAAAGGCGGTGGCATGAGCGATATGCAGTATCGTGGGCCGCAACAACCGCCAACCATAGGTGGCAAGGGTCAGCCGCAAAACCAAGGCCCATTCATGTCTTATCCGGGCGGTAGTGGTTATGGTGGTCTTACAGCAAGGCCGGGTAGCGGCCCTCCTCGCGTACCACGGACTCGTCAGTTAGGTTTGAATGAGCCTACTGGTCCGGGTCCAATGGATGTGCAGACGAATCCTTCTCCGCCCTTGATTACAGGCGGGGTTCCACAGGAATACGCCTATCCCACTAATCAGCAATCTATAATCATGCCGGGGCAGCAGGCTGCTCCTGCCACTACGGACGTTGGCATTAACCAAAGAAACCCTGCGTATCAACAGCAGCAAGCAGCCTCCAACATGAGTCCTTATCAAAGACTCATGATGCAAGATCAAATGCGCGACCAGTTCGGGTCAAATGATCTGGGTCTTGGTCTTGGCCCTATGCGAATGCCCAAGGCTAGTGACTTAGAGATCGCTAGATCATTAGGGTACACCGGAGGCCCCGGACCTATTAGAGACATGCGGGCTAGGTTGCCTGAAGAATATGAGCGGGAAAACCAAGAAAATAATCGTCTTGCCAGAGATTATTTAAACAGCATTGGTTACGGTCAGTCTGGTTTTGATTCTTCTAAATATGAAGTTAGGCCCACTCGCTCTGGGCCAATAAACTTTGGTGGCCTTGCTGCAGGCTTGGCTTTCCAAGAAGGCGGCGAAATTCCAAACTCCGCCCAAAACATGGAAATGATGTTGTCTGAAGCAGGCCCTGCTAATCCTCAGGCTGAAATGTCTGGCGAATATGACCGGCTTATTCAGATGACGATGCAGGCAGTGCTGGGTCAGGTTGAACAACCGGATGAAATCATCCAGATGTTCATCGATGAGTTCGGCGTGGATGCCTTCCGTCAGTTGCGTGATGCGGTCCTCAAGCAACAAGTTCCCAACGCCCAGACCGAAGGCATGGTCGATGGCAACGGCGGTGGCATGGATGATCAGGTGATGGGCATGATCGGCGCACAGCGTCCGGTTGCCGTATCGCCCGGTGAGTACATCATCCCGGCTGATGTCGTGTCAGGCTTAGGCGATGGTAGTTCCAAGTCCGGTGCTGACATCCTTGATGAACTGAGCCAAGCCGTTCGCATGACTCGCACGGGAACCACTGAGCAGCCCCGTCCCTTGATGGAGACGCTTAGTCAATGAACGCTGCCGTTCAGGAAATGCAGACCTATGTGTCGCTAATTCCGTCAGCGCACATTGAGTATGCTTGGGCCGCCTTGGCTCCTATGCTGGAACCGGCTGTGGAGCGGTCTCATGGTCGTTGGACTATGGACCACATCATGGAATGGGCTATTCGAAACGAGAAACAGATTTGGATTGTGTTTGACGAGGACAAGACGATTCATTGTGTAGCCGTCACACAGAATGTCATCTACCCTACCAGCAAAATGCTCTCCATCGAATTTCTCGGTGGCGCTGGTTTGGATAAATGGGCATTTAAACTTCTTGATGTCCTGAACAATTGGGCGAAGGACAGCGGATGCAACGGTATCGAAGCCACCGCAAGGATCGGCTTCTGGAAATGGCTTGAGAAAGACGGTTTCGATAAAGCCTATACGGTGTTCGAAAAGAGGTTTGAACAATGAGTAAGGGTAGTAAAGCGCCGTCCGGTACACAGAAGGTTGAACAAACAACTACCAGCCTTCCTCCCTACGCTGAACCGTATTTTCGATCAGCCCTTGAACGAGGCATGTTCGAAAGTGCGCGTCCCTATGAACCGTTCTTGGGACAGCGCCTTGCACAGTTCGCCCCAGAAGAGACCTTTGCTCAGCGTCAAATCATGGGGCTGGGTCGCCCGACCCAGATCAACGAAGCGACTGACATCTTCCGTCAGATCGGTGGCATGCCGACTGGTGGCGGAGCGCAGATCGCGGGTCAGTTTAATCCGCAAGCCATCAGCCCGACTTATCGCGGCAGAGAGTTCCAAACTGGGTACGATCCAAGACAGTTCCAGTCTGGATATACCGCAGGCGGAATAGGTGATCTTTATCAGGCGGGAACTTATACCCCCGGATACACCCCCGGTCAGATCACCTCCGGCTATCAAGCCGGTCAGTTTGATCCCGGTTATCAGGCTGGTCGCCTTGGTGCGACATTCGAAGCCGGTAGCCTTGCTGCTCCGGGTGCCATCGAACAGTACATGTCTCCGTACCAGCGCATGGTTACGGACGTGGAGAAACAGGCGGCTACCCGTGCCTCGCAGATGCAGGCTCAGGAGACCGGCGCTGCAGCAGCCCGTGCGGGAGCCAAGGGCGGTACTCGCGAGGCGTTACTTGAGGCTGAACGCCAGAAGAATCTGAGCGGACAGTTGGCGGGTATCGAAGCCCGTGGCGCACAGTCTGCCTTTGAACAGGCTCAGAGAGCCTTTGAAGCAGATCGTGCTGCCCGGTTGCAGCAGGGTCAATTCGGAGTCACTTCATTTCAAGCGCAAGAAGCAGCACGTCAGCGTCAGGCTGAAATGGGCTTTAGCGCACAGCAGGCTGGGGAACAAGCACGTCAAGAAGCAGCCCGTATGGGTATGACTGCCCAGCAGCAGAATCAAGCAGCATTGCAGGCGGCTGAAGAGTTCCGTTTGCGTGGCTTCCAAGCCGTTGAAGCGGCGCGTCAGCAGCAAACTCAGTTTGGTTTGGCTGGGTTCCAAGCCCAAGAAGGCGCTCGTCAACAGCAGCAGCAGTTGCAGTTCCAAGCGCAGAATGCGGCGGAACAAGCGCGACAAGAAGCGGCCCGTATGGGGCTAACAGCACAGCAGCAGAGCGATGCTGCCAACCGTGCTGCACAAGAGTTCTTGTCTCGTTCGCAAGAGTTCAACATCGAACAGCAGCGTCAGAGAGCGTTGCTCGGATTCCAAGGTATGGAAGCCGACCGCGCTGGAATGGAGCAGCGACTTCGTGCCGCAGAACTTCTGCGTGGAACCGGTGGCATGCAGCAAGAATTGGATCTGCAAAGACTGCAGGCTCAGTTGGGTATCGGCGGACAGCGCCGCGATCTCATGCAGCGTGGCTTGGATATCGGCTACGAAGACTTCATGCGTCAGCAGGCGTTCCCGAGAGAGCAGTTGGCGTTCCTCAGCAACCTGTTGCAGGGTGTTCCGGTTCAACCGGGTTCCACCACCGCAAGTTTCGGACGTGTTCCGACACCGACCCAACAATTGCTTGGCGCGGGTCTGGGTGCTGCGGGTCTTTATAGAACCCTTGGCGGAGGACAACCGGGATGAACATCATAGAGATGGAGGACATGGTCAAGGGACTTCCCGACCAACTCCTCATGCAAGAAGCGCAGGCTCCTTCGGGTCGCATCCCGCAGTTCTTGGCGTTGTCGGAAGTGCAGCGCCGAAAGGACATGCGTGATCGCTTTCAGCAGCAGGCTCCGCAGCAGACTGTCAAGGACATGATCCTAGGGGGCACCGCTGGTCCGCCTTCACCCCAGCCACCGCCGATACCCGGTGGCACCCAACCCGGCGGTGCCCCTCCTCAACCCGTGATGGCGTATGGCGGTGGCCGTATGCCGAACATGTACGCCGATGGCGGAAGCATCTCCGCTGGTCAGCAGGCTGAGGCAGTTAAGCAAGCATCTAGTGCTAAGGCTGGCTTACAAGATTTCTTCCGCCAGAACTTCGCTACCCCGCAAGGTCTGGGTCGATTGGCAGCAGGCGCACTAGGAACGGCTGTGGGCGGTCCTTTGGCTGGGTACGCTGCATCACAAGGGTTCAATCGTCTGTTCCCCATGGGGCCGTCTGCTTTGGAAAAGGCTGTCCAGAATGTGCAGACAGCCAACAATCCGTTTGGCATGTATGGCCAGAGTTTCTCTGATGCAGGCGCTGTCCGTCAGGCAGAAATGGATCATGCCGGTGCTATGGCGTTAGGGAACCGCTATGAGGGTTACCTGAATCGAATGACCAATCCGTTCGCGGGAACTGGTTCCGGCATCGTCCGAGATGAACGTCTCGGTGATGACAGTTTAAACATGGGTCTTGGCGCATTCACTGGCATGGCTGGTGGTGGGCATGTTCCCGGAACAATCTTCATGCAGTCGGGCAAGCAGGTTGACATTTATAAGTTAGCCAACCTAAGCGCCACTGATCGGGAAAGAATTACTCGTCAATTTGAACGGCTGGGCATGAATGCGGATTTTGTCAGGCAGTATGCTATGAGTCCGCAAAATTTCGATGCTCTTCCGTTAGCGGAACGCAAACAGTTATTTGAAAGGCTTGCAGCAAATGAAGCGGGATCTCCGCAAGTCAATGCTCCTGCTCCGGGAAATCTGGAGCAATACACTGGAGCATACGGTCGCCTGCAAGGAACCCCAGATATTCGTTTGCTTATTGAGCAAGGCTCCCCTGATCAAATCAAAACTGCGTTTGCTGAGTCGATTCAAGCCGGTGATGATCAGACTGCAAGCGTGATTCAGCGCATGGCTGTGGGTCGCGGCAAGGCGGATCAAGGAGAATTGCTTGATATCGGCAAACAACTTCGCCTGCTCCGTGGTCAACAGCAATCACAACTCAGAGCATCAGAAAGAGCGGCTGCTTCAGAGCAAGAGAAATTAGCGCAACAAAATCGGGCTAATTATTTATTGACCGGACAACAGCCCCCTGCAGCGGCACCCCCGGTTGCCGCAACTGCGCCTCCGGCTGCTGCTCCGCCTGCTGCTCTGCCTGTTGCTGGCGCGACTTCCGGCCCTGTAGCCGGTTCTATGCCCAGCACTCAAAACGCTGGCGCAATGCTTGATGAAACAACCGCGCTTATTCCAAGTTCATACAATGTAATCGCAGGTCTTTTGGGAACTCCAGAAACCCCTGCATTACCTGCGGGTCCAACACAAGCGCCATTTATAGATTTTTCACCACTAACGAGCGCCGTTGAAAAAGGCGGTCAAGAAGCAGTGGCTAGATATGAAAAGTCAATTAAAGATATTGAGGAGCAGTTTAAGAAGGAAAGGCTTGGCGCTGTTCTGACCACGCTTGGTGCCAATCTTATGGCGGGTGAAGGTGCGCTTGGCCTTGAAAAGGCAGGCACTATTGCCCAGCAAATTGGTAAAGAGATGCGTCAGGAAGTGGGTACTGAGAAACGCGCACTTGAATCAGCGCGTCAAAGTACGCAAGATAAAATGCTTACCTTGCAACTTCAGGAGATCACTGACAAAGCCAGTGTTCAAAGAGACTTCCTCAAGCGGAAGGATGAGTTTGCTCAGTTTGCTTACAACGCTGAAGTTGCTAAGGGAGCCAGCCAACAAGCGGCAAAAGCATCTGCGCTCACTATTGCTGGGAATCTTGCGTCCAACACTGTTGGCCGCTTGAAGGCATTGGAAGAGCAGAACGCACTCAATATTCGTTCGTTCATTAACGCAATGGCAGATGAAAGCAAAACAGTTCTTGAATTGGTTAATTCCGCTGTCGGCTTAGACCCAACTCAAAAGATTAGTAAATACAATGAGTTAATGGAATCTAGAATCCGGGCTTACGGTGCGTTGTATCCAAACATCGATACTGCATCTGTCATTTCAGCATTTAAACAGTCACCAACTACTACCGCAGGAAACAACAGGCAAGGAGAAAGACCTCCATTGAGTGGTTTTCAAGGCAGTTGAGATTTAACACATGGCATTTGATATTGTTGGCGCTAGAAAAGCCGGGTATTCAGATGATGAAATCGCCCAATATCTTTCTGAGCAGAAAAAGTTTGATTACTCTGGGGCTGTTGGGGCTGGGTATACCTCTTCTGAAATTTTAAATTTCCTTACGGAACCTGAGCGCACAGTCCTTGGCCAAGTAGGCGAGACGTTTAAAGGCGCTGGCCGTGGGTTTGCTGGCGCGTTCCTGTCTGCTGGCGAAGGCTTGGCGGAACTAGCCGATGCCGCCACCAATGTGGTGGGCCTGAAAGATGCCATTGATTCAGGCAAAGAGAACGAACTTGTTAAGGCTTCTCGCGCTGGCCGAGACTGGATTAGCAACAGCGCACTGGGTGTAGATCCCAACTACGCCGATGCTTGGTGGACCAAGTTCGGCGAGGGTGTGGGATCGATGGCCTCGTTCCTGACCCCCACCGTGGGGCTTCGCGCACTGGGCGCAGCAGGCAAAGCCACCCGGCTTGGCATGGGAACCCGAGAGTTAGGTGCAGCAGCAACTCTTGCTACGGGAGCCGGTGCAGGCGAACAAGCCCAGCGTGTAGACGCAGCACGGGCGCAAGGTATTGATGTCTCTGAAGGTCAAGAAGATGCCGCCGTTGCACTAGGTAGTTTGATTGGCGCATCTGAAATTGCCCCGATTGCTCAGATCCTAAAGCGGGTTCCCAGCAATATCACCCCGGCTGACAAGTCCCGCATCTTGGATCTTCTGCAGAAATCTATTCGTGGTGGTGCAGAAGAGGCCGTACAGGAATCCGGTGCAGGTCTCTTACAAGATCTGACTGAGCGCGGGATCTACAACGAGAACCTCCCGATTGGTCAGTCCTTCTGGGATGATCTGACCGTAGGCGGTGCAGTCGGTGCGTTCACCGATTTCGTGGTCAATGCTGCAGCCGGTCGCCGCAGTTTCTTGACCACCGAAGCCCAGCGCGAGTACGAGGCGAAAGCCCGTGAGCGCGAACAGTCCAACATTGAAAAGATTCGTGCTGCTCTGACCACTGAAGCCGAGCGTCGTGCGAATCGTCAGGCTGACCCTGCTGCATTCGGTAAGGCAGCAGAAGCCGCTCAGGCAGGCGCTGTTAACATCCCTGCTCCTACGGTGGATGGTGCCCCTGTAACGGCTGGGCAGGCTTATGCGCGGCTGATATCGCGGGAACTGGGGGAATTCTTCCCCACCAATACCAAGTTCGAAGTCAAAGAGACGGAACCCACTGTCACTGAGACAGGCGAACGCATTCCCAACTATGTGGTGGTGGACTCCACTGGCAAGCAGTATGGCCAGCCAGTTCAAGATTACGAGCAGGCTGTTGGCCTGTCTTATGGTTTAAACAATGAAGTGATCGATGGCCAGATCCGTGGTCAGATTCTCAACACCCTTGAGAATGCCGGTCAGTCATACGATCAGGTTACCACCGATACATTGACTCGTTACGGGTATCAGATCCTGAACCCGGAAGCGAACATGATCACCTCGGCTGCACTCAACGAAGCAGCCGGTACGACAGCCGATAAAGGCTACGTTGAGAACTATAGTTTCCAAACCATCCTTGATGGCCAAGAGGTCAAGGAAGATGGCAAGACTGTAGGCTATAAGATACAGGGGCCAAATCAGAAAGAGACCGTGGTTCCCGGCCTGACCCTCGCGCAAAAGATCAATCAGCAGCGCAAAGCCAAGGGCTTACCTGAAACCCAGACGTTCACCGTTGAAGAAGCCCGTGATGCATTAGGCGATAAGTTTGAACGCCTGACCGATATCAATGTGCAGGCCATCCCCGATGGCATGACTTACACCGCGACCCTGATCGATGGTAAGCCGTCTGTGGTCAGCGATGTGCAAGAAGTCTTTACCTCCCGCTTTGCTAACCAAGAAGACAGTGATGCGGCAGGCAAGAACGAGGACGGAACACCGAAGGTCAAGGTAGGCCAGAAGATTGAACTGCAGTCTTTGGAAGATGCTCAGGCTTTTGCAGACCGCAAGAACCGTGAAGCGGCCAAGGGCCAAGGACTGTCAATCCAAGAGATCAATGCCCTGATGAAGGGCGAGAAGACCCTTACCAACGAAGTCACTCGTCTACTTAAAGCCAAGAACGTCGGATCAGAAATTGATACGCCGGAAGTCAAGGCACTGTTTAAATCTATTGTCGGCAAGGAATCGCTGGCTGACATGAACTTCGGCGAGCAGCGGTTGCTGTACGCACGTCTGCGTAATCTGCCGATGTTCGAAGCCACCACGAAGTTGCCGCTCTTCGAAGCCAAGCCGTACACCCGCGAGAACTTTCTTCGTGCATCGAAGTTTGTACAGGATGCTAACGCGCTGGATCAGTCTGTCACTGACGAACAGATTGCAGAGGCAGCAGGATTCCTGCCGGGTGATGAGCGTCTGCAGATCAAGGTCGATGCGATCAAGCAGGACCTGCAGAAGCAGGGGGTTCCCACAGTAAGAGCAGCCAAGCCTGTTCTTGCGCTGCCTGCCCCGACCGATACCACCGATACCTACAACTTCCTGCGTGAAGAGATCCGCAAGAAGATGAAAGGGTTCGGGCTGGATGATATCGCCACCCGCATTGATCAGACCCTGCTCAACTACGGCGACCCTGTCCGTTACATGCAGGAGGTGGGAGCCGAGACCGAGGGGTATTACAACCCGTTCCTGCGCGAGATCACCTTGGCTGTGGATCGTGTTGATCCCAACAAGACGCTGACCCCAGAGCAGCGGGTTAATGCATTGGTTGATGTCCTGAACCACGAGATCGTTCACCCTGCACGGGAACTGGATCTGTGGACCGGTCAAGAATGGGACACTCTGTCTAACGCTGCAGCCAAACTGAAGCGCCGCGACGATCAAGGTAACCCGATCAACGAGACCTATCTGCAATGGGCGCGTCGGACGTATGCCGATCAGAGTCCGTTGGTTCAGGAAGAAGAGGCCGTTGCTGATCTTAGCCGTCAGGCCAAGAAGTTTGGTGCCAAGGCTGTCGCTGGCAAGCCAAAAGTTCTTGTAGACAAACTGTTTAAATTCTTCGACAGGCTGGACAACTCGTTCCGTGGCGCTGGGTTCCAGAACTACAGCGACATCTTGGATCGTCTGCAGTCTGGCGAGATTGGTGCCCGTACCCGTGGTGAGATCAGAACGCTTCGTGCGACTGAAGCAGAACTGGCACAGCAGGGCATACTGCCTGAGCGATTCGCAGACTATCAGCCGATCATTGCCACCCCGGTTGCGCGGAACCAAGAGCGCGAGAAGAAGAAGGTTCAGGTACAGCAACAGGTGCAAGAGAAAGCACCGGCTGGAACTGACTTCAATCCTGCGTTGCTGGAAAACGCAGCCATTCGCGAGTCACGTCGCAGTATTGAGAGTGTGCCTGCCAACATTGAGGTGGCTGGCAGATTGAAGCCAACCTTGGACTCAGAAAACCGAGTCATTTACTCAGGCTATGAAGGGCCGGAGGTGTTCGGTATTCAGACCAAGCCTACACAAGAAGGTCTGCAGAACTTCTGGAACTGGTTTGGCGACAGCAAGACCACTGACAAGCAGGGCCGTCCGTTGGTGTTCTACCATGGAACCGCTGCTGATATCACTGCCTTCCGTCCCAAGCAGGCCGGGTCTGTGTTCGTTACCCGCAGCCCTGAGTTCGCAGAAGAGTTCGGATTCTTGTCTGACAACTACATGGTCAGCAACTTCCCAGACTTCATGTCTGATCAGCAAGTGCTGGAAGTTCTTGATGAGACTCTCGCCAACCCGGCTTCGTTCTCACCTAAGTACTACGAACAAGTGTCTGCTGCCAGAGAACAAGTGGCTGCAGATGTGCAAGCAGGCAAGGCGATTCGCCCTGCTGCATTGAAACCCATTAAAGAAATTGCAGCCGCTGGTCGCAGTTCCCGCTATCTGAATGCGATTCAGAAACGACTACCGTCCAGTGCCAACATGATCCCGGTCTATGTCAAAGCGGAGAATCCGTTTGACTACGACAACAAGGAACATATCAACAGAGTTCTAAAGAAAGTCAGGGAAATTTCCCCGATTGATCTTGACTCAGGACAAATAGAGCAGTTTAAAAAGGGCGACTGGAAAACCATTGAAGGAGAGGATGGCAACTCCCCAATCCTTGATGCAATCCGAGAACTCGGCTTTGATTCCATGTATGTGGAAGAGCAAGGTGAGAAGAACCTTGCTGTCTTTGATCCGGGTCAAGTCAAGTCTGCCATTGGAAACAACGGCGACTTTAGCCCATTGACCCCGAGCATTCGGGAGTCGCGTCGCGCAGCACCTGCTGGTGAATCGCCGAACGTAGTTTCTATTATGTCCAACGAGGAGTTGCCGCCAAGAAAGATGGCTGGCAAGACTCAGGTCGCGCAGTTCCTGCAAGATCGTGCGTTGGAAAGACTGGGTCGTGTTCGTGATTTAAACAGCGAAGCAGACCGAGATGCCATTGCCGATGATCTCGTAGAGGAAGCCCTCTATGAGATGGACGTGCAGAAGAATGCGTTGGAGTGGTACGACACCACCATTGAGCGCACCATCGAAATGCTTGCGCTCAAGCATCCGGAGATCAAGACTGATCCCAATGCGCGTACTGCATTCCTCACTGGCCTTGCCATTACTTCTCAGAACCTTGCGGTTCCGGATAACCTCAAGTACGCCGAGGAAGTTTACAGTTACTTCAAGCGTACTGGCCGGTTCCCAGAAAAGGGATACGGATCAAAGGCTGGTTCCATCAAGAAGAATTTCCAGAAAGCAAACAAACTTATTGATCGATTGGGTTCCATGGAACTCTTCACGGAGTTTTTACAAACCAAGTTCCGCGCTGGAGATTTAAACGGAATTTTGAAAGACCATCTTGGCAAGGGCGCTAAGGTTGGCGGTGAACTGGTTGACGCTCCGGTCTACGGATCTGCTGTGTTCGGACCCAAGATTGGCAATGGGTTCTATACCAATCTGCGTGGCGACTTCAGCCCGGTCACCATTGACATGTGGTTCATGCGAACCATTGGCCGTTTGCGCGGCAAGTTAATGGACTTCGATGAAAAGAAGTTTGCCAAGCAATTGAATCGTCTTGCCAAAGCGGAAGGCATGGAGGGCGCGTCAACGGATGATCTTGTTGCCCGAGCAAATCAACTTTCGAAACAGCACGAGAGCGACTTTAAGAAGTTCCGCTCAGAGTATGACGCTGGCATTCGCAAGAAGTCCGAAGCGACAAATGCTGCGATTACGATTGTCAAATCATTGAAGGCAACTCGGGATGCTCCTTCTACGGGAACTGAACGAGCGCAACTGCGTGATGTTGTGAATCGTGCAGTCAGCAAACTTAAAGATCGTACTGGTCAGGACATCCCACCCGCTGCATTCCAAGCGTTGATATGGTATCCTGAGCAAGATCTATATAAGAAACTTGGTGTCAAGTTAAGACATGTCAGGCAGGACTATGCAAACAGTACAAAACAATTCCTCCGTCAATCCGGAGTTGATGAACGAGCAGTCAAGCGAGCCGAGGATCGGGTTCGGGGCCGCAGACAACGTCGAGCAGAACGAGTTCGACAAGGAGCAATTGAGCCTATCGGAGGCGCAGTTGAACCAACAAGTAGCGAAGTTAGTGGAACTTTTTCGGAAGCAGAAACTGAACAAATAATTCGGGAGTCTCGCGCTCGTCCGAAAGAACAACTGGATCGTGCAGTCAAGAAAGCCGAGGAGAATATTGCCAAGGCTCCGACTGGTGCTATCCCGCTATACAATTTAAACGCAACGCCTGAATCTATATACGTTGCACAGAATCCAGATGCTGGTGACAAACTGGATGCGAACGATTTCATTCGTTACTCGCGTCAGAATCAACCTCAGTACAGTCCCGGTGTCGATCAGATCCTAGACAAGTTAGCGGTTGATCCTCCGAATCAAACGCCGGGACAGACTGTCATTCAGTCTATGCAGATGCCGAAGTATCGGGATCTCATTGACAAACTTCGCCAGCAGTTCATCTTTAACTACTCGCGTCTGGAGTACTACAACCAGAATCATCCGAGCCTGTTGCAAAACTCTGCGGATGTAAACTCATTGGTTGGCGCTGAAATGGCAGATCGCCATCGTGCTATCAGCGCGGCTGCAGTAACAGACGGTGTACCTGTGTACCGCAATGGCGTGACCAAAGTGGAGAAGTTCATCCACAATGGTCGCGAGTACAAGGGCCTGATCGATGTCATGGCCCCGCTGTATAGCAATCAGTACGGGAACCTTGAGCGGCTTGCTCAATCGTATGCCATTGCCCTGCGTGGTCGCCGTTTAACCGCTGAAGGAAAGTTAGCGCCGGGTGACCCTACAGATCTTCCGAGATTGGAAGCCGAGGTGGCAAGGTTCATCAATCCAAACACTGGCGACCCAATCATCAAGGAATGGTATGACGCATGGCAGGCGTACAACGGATACGTTGTCCAATTCCTGCGTGATACCGGAATGATCGACGATGCTGGCGCACAGTTGTGGCTGCAGCAATCGGATTACATTCCGTTTTATCGGGAAACAAAGGCGGGTACGGTTGCTCATCCGAAGATCTTTGGTGGATTGACTTCGACTACCCACATGAAGTCAGTGGGCAAGAGTTCTGAAGCCATTAACCTTCCGTTGCTGGATTCCATCCTGACCAATCTGGATGCAGCGATTGGCATGGGCATGAGGAACGTCGCCCAGCAGCGCATCGTTCGTGACATGGTGACCATTGGCATGGGACGCATGGCTCGTCCGGGCGAAGCACTGGAAGGATTGATGACTGCCACCTTCAAGGTGCAAGGCAAAAAGTACACCGCCATTCTGGAAGATCCGTTGATCTTTGAATCCATGCAGGCACTGCCTGATATGGGCGCGGCAGGTATTTTGGAGAGTGTATTCAGGGTTCCCGCAACAGTCCTTCGCGAACTGATCACACGGGAACCGGGCTACATGGTTGCGAACATGCTTCGCGATACCGCCTCTGCAGCCCTCACTACGGGTGCCAACATTATCCCTGTCTACGATACTGTCAAGAACTTTGCTAGCGGTCTAGACAATCTGCGTCGGCTTGGTGTGGTTGGTGGGTACGACTTCGCCCGTGACCCAGAAGACATGACGGCATTCCTTGCTGATGAAGCTAAGAAGCGCGGTCATAAAATACCCGCAGAGTTTGGGAAGTTAGATCAAATCACCCGATCTAAATACATGCGCCCGTTTAAATGGGCATGGGATGCGCTGGGTCAGGTGACTGACAAAGCAGAAGCCTCAACCCGTCAAGCGGTATACGAAGACACCTTAAAGCGAACTGGCAACGAGGCCGAGGCTATTTATCAGGCGTTGTCGGTTATCAACTATGGACGGCGTGGTCGCAACCCAAGCCTCCGTGCGTTGACGGCAGCGGTGCCGTTCTTGAATGCGCGTATCCAAGGTTTGGATAAGTTGTATCAGGCTGGCACCGGACAGGTCGGCGCTTTCAGGGATCGTCGCAAGAACTTCGCTCGGTTCGTGATGAGAGCCGGGTTTATGGTGGGATTGACTGGCTTGTATTACGCGCTTGTCTCGGACGATGACGAGTACAAGAACGCCAATCCGGAGACGATAGATAACTACTACATCCTGCCGACCCCGATGGACTTTGCGGTCAAGATCCCGATTCCATTCGAAGTGGGTTTGTTGTTCAAGACCCTACCTGAACGAGCATTGCGTCGGTATCACGATGTGGATGTGGAGCGCGATACAGAGCAGTCATTGCTTCGTGCAGTCACGAGTACTCTGGCGTTTAACCCAGTTCCACAAGCAGTACTGCCGATTGCAGAAGTCATTGCCAACTACGATACGTTCACGGGCAGGGCGCTTATCCCGCCGTATATGGATGAGCGTATGGCTGCTGAGTATCAAGCCCGGTTCGGGACCAATGAGTTGGCTCGTATCCTTGGCGAAGCCACTGGCATGTCTCCCATCAAGATCGATCACTTGTTGAACGGTTACTTTGGCACCTTGGGAACCTACACGTTGGATGCTGTGGACCATGTCATGCGTGATGCAGATCGGATGTATCCGTCGCGTGATCCGTATGAGTATCCGTTTGTACGTCGGTTCTTTGCTGATGCTAATCAGCCGGGACTGCAGTCTCAGTACTACGATCTCTACAAGGAAGTGGGTAAGGTCACCAACACCATCCGTCAGTTGCGTGAGGATGGTCGCGTCGATGAACTCAACGCTTACATCATGGAGAATCAGAACATCCTTGGCGTAAAGACCAGCGTGGATTATCTGAACAAAGTCATGAAGCGTTATCGCGACCAGAAGGAGGCGATCCTCAAGTCGCCGCTGGAGCCTGATGTCAAGAAGGAACTAATCGACCAAATGGATGCGGACATCAACAGGGCATTGCAGATTATCCCTGTCCTGAAACAGGCAGCGTTTAGTGAAGAAAGACAAACACTCCAGTAGTTACATGGGGCGGGTCAAAGAACTGGACTGCGCTCTCTGTACGATCTTGGGCCAGCCTCAAACTTCCGTAACCGAAGCGCATCACATCCGCACTGGGCATGGGCTGGGCGACAGGGCCAGTGATTTCCTGACAGTCGCGCTATGCGTTGAGTGCCATCGCGGAACGCATGGGTTCCACGGAACCAAGGCTCTGATGAAGATCGCCAAACTCAGTGAGATGGACTTGTTGGCCGAAACAATTAGAATGCTGGATCTCAAAAGTTTAAACTTAGAGAAATAAATCTGGTTTATATTTGGCCAAACGATGAGGGCTTACATCGTGGCAAAGCGCAAAGACAAGTACATCCCTATTCAGATTGAAGAAGGGAAATGGTACAGAGTTAAGGGTTATACCCATTCCGAGTGTTGTGATTGCGCGTTAGTCCACCTTGAAGAATATCGTTTGGTTGATGGACATCTGGAATGGAGGGCTGTCAGGGATGACAAGACCACCAACGCCAGACGTAAACAACTAGGCATAAAGGTGGATCGTGCCAAGAAAGATCAGTGACGAAGATTTCATTGCATGCTGGCAGCGGTGTAACAACGCCAAGGAAGTCTCAAAAATTCTAGGGGTAAGTCAGCGTCAGGCTTTGTTGCGAAGACGAAGCATGGAGTCCCGATATGGGATTCAACTAAAGTCAAATACAGCCGTAGTTAATTCGGCCAATAAAACTTTATCTTCCGCATTCAGGGCGGATGAACTAGCCCGTGAGCGCGTTACCCGATACGAAGATGAGATGCATGAAACCCTGATCGACGGGGTTCTGATGGTGGGTTCCGATGCCCATTACTGGCCGGGTATCGTTAGCCCTGCACATGAGGCGTTCTGTCGGTTAGCCAAGGTACTTAATCCAAAGATGGTTGTCCTCAACGGGGACATCATGGACGGTGCCCGGATCAGCCGCCATCCCAGAGCCTTGTGGCAGCAACTGCCGACCGTCAAGGATGAAGTCCATGCCATGCAGGATCGGTGCGCTGAGATCGAACGAGCAGCGCCCAGATCCACGCTGGTTCGGACTATCGGGAACCATGATGCAAGGTTTGAAAATTACCTTTGCTCTAACGCGCCTGAGTTTGAAGAGATGACAGGCACATCTCTGATCCATTACCTGCCAAGATGGAGAGCGGGATGGGCATTGCATTTAAACGCTAGCACACATGGCTGGACGGTCATCAGGCATCGCCATGTCAGCGGCGGTATCCATTCAGCCTATGCGTCCACTGTCAGGGCCGGTGTTCATTACGTTCATGGTCATCTCCACAAACTGCAATGCGTCTCGTTTGGAGATTACCGAGGTCGCCGCTATGGGATAGACTGTGGAACTCTCGCTGATCCCAAGGGACCACAGTTCGCTTATACCGAAGGTGGCCCACTCAACTGGTCTAGCGGGTTCTATGTTCTGACATTCAAAGGCGGCGTGTTGTTGCCGCCTGAACCCTGTTTGATTGATAGAGGTAAGGCATGGTTTCGCGGAGAGGAGATCTAAATAACCTACGCCCAGAGCCTTGCGTGTCTTGCGTTTGGTGTTGCCCTTGGAATGGAAAGGGCTGGGGCTGTGCCCACAAATCAGTTAAGGGATTGCTTCGCGGAACGGTTCCGTGTGGAGGCCAGCACTACAAAAAAGCGGGGGCCTTTTCGTGGCCCCCGAAGGATGGTCTTGCAGAAGCATAACCCGACTGCGCCGCGAGAACAGGAGCGGCACCGACCCGTGCATACTACTCAGGTTGATCTGACCACACAACATCGTGGTCGCTACCGAATGACATGATCAGATCTAGCATGTCTGCCATCTCCTGCTTGGACATGCCAGAGGTAGGCTCACCGAGGTAGACCATCCCGCCTTCGATACCGGGAACCATGCGCTGCTTACGGATAGCGGCAGTAAAGATCCACTTCCAATCCTTCTTCGACAATCTCTGCCCATGCCATTCAACCTGATCAGAGATGTCACCGAGCAGCGCCCACATCATGGAGTTCTGACTGACACTGCGACGGTTCTTTTTGATGACCTGTCCCAGCAATCTCTCTATGTTCTCTTCCATGTTTAAACTTCCTCTGAACTGAAGTAGCCGGACTGTCTCTTCAGGAACTTCGGCCATGCAGGTTCAGCAAAAGACTTGTCCTTGATCAGGACATGGTTCGTGGGCTGGGCGGTGAACCTTCCGATGTCGTGCAAAGCAATGAAGTAGAACTCTTTGGATTGCTCTGGCTCTGCGCTAAACCCATCGCCAATCGGAGCAGCGGTAAATAGATACTCTCCTTCATGCTCGGACTTATTCTGGAGGCGTACACGGGCCTGCATCCCTGAAAGGAAGGGATACTCCAGTGTCGTGAATTGCCAGCCATAAGCGTCCCATGTTGCTGCATCAGAGGGTTCCCAAGGTACGCATTGAGGAGACAATGACAACTGATGCAAGCCAAGGTTCCGATAAACCGCGCCACATTCCAGCATCACATGGCATCCCCATGCTCGACCCGGCCATGCGGTTAAACCAAACCAGACACCCCGCATCCAACCATGTTCCCCACAAGCATTGGGTTCCACCCAAACATACTGGTGTTTAGGTAAAGCACCGGACCCGGTGTAAAGAGTCATTCATTCCCCCTCGCACGAATGGCGGCGGCGCATCCCACAAGTGTCGGGATATGCGTCAATGTCGTTGAGTCTTTTGGTATCGGACCGTCTTCACACAACTTCGCACACGCCTCCCGCTCATTCGCCACTGCTAGTTCCAGCAAATCGCAGTACTGCGTTGTTCGCTGGCCTGCAGCACATTGTCTCCAGCCTTCTGACTTCATGCGCTCTGTGATCTGCCATTCCAACTCCTTCAGCAAGTCTTCAATGGTGTCGCCGTGACCGGTGGCATAACCTTTCTCAATCATCCATTGGGCTACCTTCTCCCGTTCGGCTTCGACAACAAGATCAGCAAAAACTAACAATCCAGCATCGTCATCTCCACCATTTAGTATTCCGTTACTATCAACCCAAAAGCCAGCCTCTTGCGCCAGTTGAATAATTTCATCTTTAGTCATACCTTCACCCCGTAGTATCTGCCAACCAGTTTAAATGCATCGATGTGCTGCTTTAATTCGGCTAGGTCTTTGTCTTTGTCGAAGTTAAAGATGGCAATATCTTTCCCTGCCTTACGATCCTTGTGATCTTTCTGAAGCGATTTCAATGTGCGTTGCAATTCTGCTGCTGCAATCTCTTCTAGTAAGTCAGAACTAATTTCAATCTTCATTTTGACTTCCTCTTGTATTCGCTGTTCTCTACTTTCTTGAGCCAGCCCCTGCCGGTCTCAACAAACCCCGCCATTGCCAGCGCCTCTAATGATCGGCAACCACCAAAGCCGTAGATGTGCGCTCTGAAAGATTCGGGTGTTGCAAACTTACGTTTGCAGTCGGTGCATCGTCTTTCCTTTTTTACCACGCTCACGTTTCAACCTCGCCACTTCTTTACGCAGCCAAATGATCTCGTCCCTACATGCCCACAACACGCTGCCCACAGTCAGAAACTTCATCTCTGTTGTGGTAGATGTGTCGTTGATCTCACTTGGCAATGCCTGAATCAGATCAAGAATGTCATCTTCGATTTCCACGAAGGCTCTCCAGTTCAGTCCTCAAAGTATTCAACTCTAACAAGAGGACTGTAGCCTCGTCGAACAGACCCGCCCTCCGAATATTCTGCAAGGATTGCTCGACGCGCTTCTGCTGACTTTGACCATATCCCCAAGGCGCAGCCTTCATCTCTTCTTTCCACGCGCCGGGTGGGGACAGGTTGTCTATTGTCAATGTTTCGACTTTCGGATTTGATTCGTTTGTCATACTGTTTAATCCCCCTATACATGGCGGTTGCCATGTAGTATTGCGGAACCCCCCATTCCTCAACCAAGTCCTTGTACTTGATGCGCTCGTCCAATTCTCTAGCCTTCTTCTTCCGCTCAAGCAGAATCTTGTACTGCTCAAACGACAGCGTCAGGTTAAATCTAGTTGGTTTGGTGTACTTCATTGACCTTCGTATTGCGCTCTGATCTTAGCCTCGGTCTCCTCCGCAACAGCATTGCGAACGAGCGTGATCAACTTGCACATGACATGGCTCTCAGACTTCTCCTGATTCGCCTTGTGCAGTTCATCAAACTGAGCAGCCATACCCGTGATCACTTCCCAATCGATGTACTCCAACTGGAGGTTGTCACCGATAGTCGCCCAGACCTTTTCCTGCGGCGGGATAAGAACCATGTCTTCTTTCTTCACGTCCAGATAGGACACGTCATCATCTAAGTTTTCCATTTCTCATTTCCTTTAATGCTTTGGTGATGTCACGAACCTGATCGCCCCAAGGGGCGACCATGTTCTTGCGGTTAAACATGCGGACGCTGGGATACCACAGCGAACGATCTTCATCTTTGCCGTTCCAGTACCAGAGTTTGTTGGCATCGAACATCAGGACAGGCTTGCCCATACCGCCAGCGATATGGACGTTGGCATTGCTGCACGACACCACTACATCGCAACACTGCATGGTCGCAGCGATTCCTTCCAGATCGAAGAAGGTATTGACGTGGGTTTGATCAACGCGCCTGCCCGTTCCCTTTTCAAACGGTTCGATCTGTTCCTTGTTCTTCCCGTACTGAAGATTCACGAACCGGGTGTTTGGAATATCGAACAGCGGCTCTAGTTCTTTCAGAGCAATGCTCTTGTGTTCGCCTACGCGAGGGGCTGTGCTAGCCCATGACAGACCGACAACGAACTCATCGCCACGAATCTTCAGTTGCTTGGAGATCGTCCCTGCATAGTCGTAGTTTGGAACCAAGAAATTGGTAGAACGATGCTTTGGAATATCATCGAAGGACTTGATAAAGAACTCGCCGATACTGGCAATTGGAATCTGCGAGTCGTACTCAGAGTTCTTGACTCGTGCGTCATGCCTTAGGAACTGGATGTGTGGCAGACCGCGTTTAAATAGTTCGACAAGGCGGATGTCTAGCATGACCGTGACCTTATCGACCTGCTTGCTCAGTGCATCTAGCAACGAGCCATACAGAATCTGATCACCGATACCCTGCTCACACCAGACGAGGACGTTCTGGTATCCCTTGCCGGGTTCCCAACGAGGGAGTTTGGTCTTGAGTTTGGGAGACTTGAATGCATCGCTCTCCCATCGATGCTCGTAGAACTTCCAACCCGTATCGAATCGACCAAGTTGTAGGTTCATCAGACCCATCGTCCAGATCGCATCTGAACTATTCGGATCTAGTCGCATCAGCATTTCGAAATCGTGGAGAGCCTTGTCCCAGCGATTCATTTCCCAGTGGACACGGCCACGCAATGAGTAAGCCGATGCGACCAGCGAATGCAGTTTGATGATGATGTCTAGATTGTGGACGGCCTCATCGAACTTGTCCTTATCGACCAGATGGACTGAATCGTTGAACAAGTCTTGAATGGATTTACTCACCAGTAATCTCTCCCGCTGCGCTTGGCTGCCCAGTTGGGCGGTGGAACATGGACTCTTTCGTTTCGGTTATCTCGTAGAACCTTGAAGAACAGATCGATGATCCATCTCATAAAGACCCCGTTTAAATCCCGGCGACACCATGTGATGCCGCCGGGTTTGGTTTACTTGAGAATCTTCTGAACGCTCTTGATGAACTCTCGTACCAGAGTCTCCAGAGAATCCTTCTTTGTTTTGTTGGTAACCTTTTTGTCACCACGACAAACGATATAAACCAACTGGTAACTGTACTTGGTCTTGGCCACGATCTCTCGCGGCGACAACCCCTTCGCTACCAGTTCCCGAATGTGTGCAGATTTAGAACGGGGTTTCTTCATCAGCCTCTTCCTTCTTGTACTCAACATACTTCTGTGCGGACAGGGAGATGTACTGGTTCCCGGCCTTGGAGGTGTTGTTCCATGCAGAGATGGACAACTTGATCGGGTTGCCAACCTTCGCCTCTTCGATCAACTCCTTCAGCAACGCCTTGGTCAGCGTCAGTTCTCCACGCAGGGCAGGGGACTTATCGTTCTTGCGAACCTTTGCTTTGAACAGCGCCCCGGTGCTGCGATCATCGCGGTTGTAATCAGCCATTGGTTGATGCTCCTTCCAGTTTTGTTTTCAACTCAGTAAACCCAGTCTTCAGCACCTCAAACTGCGCCTTGTAGTGGCTGTCCAAGATGTCGATGACCTGCTTGTTTTCGCCCCAGAACTTCCTGAGCGAATTGGTATCGCTGCAGAACTTGTTCGCGAACTCCAACAACTTTTGAACGACCTCGGCTGCACCACCCTCATCAGGGATGTCAGTGAATCCCTGCTTGGCGGGAACAGCCTTCTTCGGTTTCTGTTTAACCGGGGTCTCATCGATGAGCGGCGCTTCGGTCTCAGCATCGGGTGCTGTCACCGCAGCCACGTCCTCACCGGCATAGATCGCATGGCCCAAGCCGAACATCGCGAGGCACTTGACGAGGCAGCGCATGCGGGTGTCGCTGATCTTTCGCGCATCCGGATTGCGGATGGCGTTGTTCTTGTAGTCCATGACCGGCAGCCACATCACTCGGTAGCAGCCACCGATAGTGACTTTACAAGTAATCGTGACAGTCCCGTCCTGATAGACCTCGCTGTCAAGGAAATGGTACTGAGCATCTGGGTAGTACTCCATGAGTACGCCCCATGCCCATGCCCAACTCAGATAGGACAGGCCATTCTTTTTCTCAACATGCTTGGACACATCCACTTGGACGAGGGTGTTCCAGATTTCTTCATAACTCGGCGACGATGGTTGCTCTGACATACTGTTCTCCTGTTTAGTATTGTCATTGTACATGATTGGTATTGATAAGCAAGCAATCAATACCCTGCTTCGATGGCTTCACGCTCACGCTGGAATTGCGAACACCATGCGCTGACGCGGCACCAGTTGGCATTACAGCGGGTTGCTTCACCCCTCCTGAACTCCAACTCCATCCCATCCGCAACGGCTGCACGGGCTTCTGCTTCGTTGTCAAACAACTTGACCGCCCTCTTCTGGCCCTTGCGCTTGAGTGCCCACTTGGATTCCTTGATCCAACGCTCCTGCTCAGAGCAGTCAGGCAGTTCCGCCCCAGTCAGTCGGTCGAACTCCGCCTTCTGGTGCAGTGCCACTCGCTCGTTTAAATACCCATCCGCATCCATCTCACTCCACATGGGGATGTTGACTTCGACGATGGGGGCACGGGGATAGTCGGGTTTCTCCTCGGCATCACGCGCTCTCCAGTCACGCAGGATGGCAATGACCTTCAGGGCTTTGACCTTGGAACCCTTGGCCCTACGGACGAGTGCGGCATAGCAATTCAACTGCCGCTCCCATTCGATCTTGCCCATGATCACTGACCACACAGAGGTCGTCTTGTAGTCCATGATCGTGACACCGTCGTCTTCGATCTTCTGGACATCGATAGCACCACTGACAACCCAGCCTTCGATCTCAGTGAAGATTCGCTCTTCGCTGATGTGCTTGTCATCGGCAGTCTCTTCGAACATCTTGTGAGCAGCAGTTCCCAACACAGCCCACATCTTTTCCGAAACATCTTCGGTCAGTTCATCCCAGTGTTCTTGCCGCAGAATGCGGACACGGGGTGAGTCGATGAGTTGTGTGATCGAACGATTGCTCTCGCCCTTGGTGTACTCACTGCGCGTCAATGCTTTGACGACAGGGTCTGGCAGTCCGAACTTGTTGGTTAGTTTCATTTGCGCCAGATCCTCACGCCGCCTTTGTCTTTGCTGCTGCTGAACTTGTAATCCTTGTGCTTCGATGAGAATCTTGACAGTCTGACTCGCACCGAATGCAAGACGCGATCAATCTCCTCGTCACTGCAATCGATCAGGATACTGTCACCGGGCCGCAATTCTTTGAGTGGTAGTGGCCCCACCGTAACCCTGTTCGCGATGCGCGAAGGCAGCGGAACATTTTTTTCAATCTTCATCAGGGTCTCCTCTTGGAAATCAACGAGTGACAGTTTAGCATTGTGACTATGTCAAGTGAAGTATCTTTTGTAGTGTTTGGTGAGCCAGCAAGCAAGGCGAATAGTCGTAAACTTGTGCGTTTAAATGGTCGCCCTGCTTTTATCAAATCCCAGAAGGCTCGTGACTATCTCGCTGCGTTCCAACTGCAATGCAAAAAGGTTCTCCCGCTGATGACGGGCGATGTCTCCGTTGAGATCACGATCTGGTACGCAAGTCGTAGACCAGACCTTGACGAGAGTGTAATTTTAGATGCCATGCAGGGATTGATCTACGAGAACGATAGACAGGTGAAAGAAAAGCATGTGTTCCACCGTCTCGACAAAGACAATCCCCGCGCACAGATCACCGTTCGACCCTTGACCCCATAGATATATATAAATATATATCTAGATATATCTTTATAGATATATCTATAACTACCTGTAAAGGAATCTTATATATAAATATCTTTTTTTATAATAACTATTGGAGAACAGTATGAATCTAGAACAGATTGTGTTATCGCAATCCGATAAAAGTCGAATCCGTTGTCCTGTCTGTGCAGAGGACAGAAAGAAGTCGTATATCAAAACGATGGGTGTTACGGTTGAGAATGACCGTGTCGTTTACCAATGCTTTCACTGCGGGGTTTCGGGTGCAGTGAGAAAGGATCGCTTCATGTATCAAGTCAAGGAACTCAGCAAGAACGTCGCGCCTATTGATCCACCATCGGAGGTCAAGCCTGAGATCGTGGAGAACTTCTTGCGGAGCCGGGGCATTGATCCTCAGTTGGTTCAGGACTACCCATTGGTTGGTGGGAACAAGTACTTTGCAGAAGGCGGCAAGCAAGATGCCATCGGGTTCATCTACGGTGACACCCGCACACCTCAAGCGATCAAGTGGAGATCGGTCAGCGACAAAGCATTTACGCAGCAGGGTTCTGCTCGCTCGTTCTTTGGTTTAAACCAATTACCAAAAGACCTGACTGACCTTGTCATCTGCGAAGGTGAGATGGATGTCCTCGCACTGGCCGCAGCGGGTATCCCTGCCATCGGTTGCCCGAACGGTGCGCCGCAGAAGATCAGTGATCGCAAGGTAGACCCCAAGGAAGATGGCAAGTACTCGTTTGTGTGGGAGTCACGGGAACTGATTGAGTCTGTGCAGCGGGTGGTGTTCATCCCAGACCAAGACGAGCCGGGTCAGGCGCTCGTTGAGGAACTGGCAAGACGTATCGGTCGCGCCAAGTGTTGGACGGTCACGCTCCCTGCTAAGGATGCGAACGAGACTCTCCAGAAACATGGCGCTGAGGCCATACGAGAGGCTTTCCTAGCCGCTAAACCCCTCCCACTAGAGGGTGTGTACTCCCCCGCTGATTTTGAGACTCAGATCCTCTCTCTGTACGACGATGGGGTGGTGAAGGGGGCAAGCACAGGCTTGGGAACCCTTGATCCTCTGTACACGGTGCTGCCGGGACAGTTGTCGGTGTTCACTGGACTGCCGGGTAGTGGTAAGTCCGAGTTGATCGACCATATCTGCGTCAACATTGCCATGCAAAAGGGATGGCGGTTTGCGATTGCGAGTTTTGAGAACCCGCCTCACATGCATATCGCTAAACTGGCTGAGAAGGTGGTCGGCAAACCGTTCTTCGGTGAGAACCGAATGGATGCAGACGAGCGCGACTATGCACTGGCATTCCTGAACGAACACTTCGTGTTCCTGCAGTCACATGACGGCGCTCCGAGTACGGTGCAGTCCATCATCGACCGCACCAAGCAAGCGGTCATGCGTATGGGTGTGCGCGGCCTGATCATTGACCCGTACAACTACCTAGACATGAGCGGATCAGACTCCGAGCATCAGGCCATCAGCAAAATGCTCACTGACATCGTGCTGTTCTGTAAATCGCATGAACTGCATGCATGGTTCGTTGCTCACCCGGCAAAGCAACTGCCAGACAGCGGCCCTCCAAAGGGACAGCACATCTCAGGCAGTGCGGCATGGTTTGCGAAGGCAGACATGGGTGTGACGGTTCACCGAGCAGGGAACCAGACCGAGGTACATGTGTGGAAGTGCCGGTTTAAATGGGTCGGCAAGGTTGGCATGGTCGAATTGAATTACGACATCCCAACGGGGCGTTACTCAGACAAGGCTCACTTCGCTGCGCTCACCAACGAGTGGGATGACATCGACCTATGAGCAGCCAAGATTGGGACGAGTCGTTCATCGAACGATTCAAGCAGAGTCACCAGACTGAGATGATTGTGGCTGTGTGGTTACTCAGTCGAGGCAACGAGGTGCGTGTTATGCCCAAGCACCTGAGGGAGAAATGGGAAGACCGTTTAAATCATGCGGACGAGGGGGATTTAATCGTCAACGGGAAGCGTTGCGAGGTGAAGGGACTCAGGCGTAAGTTTGAGATGGGCAAGTGGCCATTCCCTTACGCACTGGTCTGTAGCAAGTGGTCGTATGATCGTGCCGCTAAGAAGCCTGACGTATTCTTTTTGGTGAGCGGTGATCATTCCTGCACTGCGGTGGTGGACGTAATCAAAACCTGTCGGCAGTGGACAGTGGTGTCTCAGCAGGACTATGAACGCAACGAAACTTACGATGCGTATGCTATCGACCCATCATTGCTGCAATGGTACGAACTGAAATAAAAAAACCCCGGCGCTCTTGTGGAGGCCGGGGTCTCTTCCTTTGCCGCCGTCTTGCACTGACGGGATTGGACGGCGACTAGGGTGGATTACTTTAACGTACTCGGATACTCAACGGACAGAGTTCGTGCGCTCGGATAGTCCGAGTGTACTCACTGCCAAGGTAATCATAGAAGCACTGCTTGGTCATGCCAGTAACCTTCTCGCCAGTCAGGTACGCCGTACCTGCATGAGCCGAAGCACTCGCCACTAACGCAGCCATCAACAGAATCAACTTCTTCATGCTATCACTCCTCTGGTAAAACTATTTGCCCAATCAATGCATTCTTCACGGGAACCTTTCCAGTATTTAAACGCCTCGCCGTGGGTGAATGCGACCCATCGATCCTTCCAGATGCGGCCCGGACATGGGAACACCCAGACCATGGGGTTCCCGTCCGAATCGGCAAAGGTCAGTGCTTGGTCATCGGTGCGTTCGACAATTTGTCCATCATGATTCGGGACACATAAGCCGCCACTGATCCGCATTCTTCCGCCTCCTCAGCATCATCTGTTTCCATGGCGCGGATCGCCAGAGTCCGTGCGAAGTCCGCGATCAGGCTGATCACGGCCACATCGGAGAACTCCATGCGCTCCAAGTTTTCAGGGACAATATCGAAGGCGAGTCCACCCTCAATCGTCACTGCTTCAATGGCACAAGCCAGATCGATGTTTTGTTGGTGATACCAAGACTCGGGATAAATCTCCCCGTCCTGCGGGTTCAAAAAGAATCTGGTGTTCATCGTTTAAATACCTCAGAACGGGGGACCAATGGGTTCATCTTCCTCGCCACCCCATAACTGACTCTGATGCTCGGCCAGTACGGAGTCAATGCGATCAATTTTTTCCATCATCTTCGACAGGTCATGCTGTATCCGCATGATCGCGTATGCCACAGCGGGGTCAAGTCGAAGACCTTTGACCTCGCGCTCCAAGTATTCGATATCTGAAAGGTTCATGCTCTGCTCTCCTGCTTTGCTCGTTGTACTTCAAACCATTTGCGGGTGATGTCATCGGTCAGTTGTCGAGTCCGCATGTTGTACTGCTTCCGCAGCAATTCAAACTTGTTGACCTCGCGTTCTAGTTCCACCTTCAGCATGCGGTACTCAGCATCCAGTTGCTCAACGTAGGGGTCGGTCAATCGTTCCATGTTGCGATCCTCCATGCGACGATCAGCATCAGGGGAATGAGTGCCATGCGCGGCAGGTAAAACAAGAAGTCTTCCCATGTCATGTTGCACCTCTGTTCTAATGTTGTGAAGTATAGTTGTTTAGATGTTAGTGTGCAAGGGGTCAGGCGGCAATCGCCGCCCTCTCCCAGAGTTGCTGCACGGTGCGGTTCGCACGATCCGGTGTTGCGTACTCACCGCCACTGATCACCGGGATGGTGAGGTGGAACTCGTTGCACTCCTCTGCGTAGTGCGTCGAGTAACCGTACGAGGGAACATACTTCGGGGTCATGAACTCCAACACCCGAAAGAAGAACCGTCGCAGCATGATCGGAGTCGCGAAGGCAAGACCAATCCGATCCATATCGACCGGCTCTTCGGGACGTTTAACCGTCACGCTCCAGATGAACTTGTCATTGCCAGAGTAGCCGTGCTTGAAGGCGATCAGTTCCACGCGACGACCACTGAGTTGGATGCGGTCGATCAGTGTCACAATCGCAGCGCCGCGATTGACGAACTCTTGCGCTTCGATACCGGCACTGCCCGACATGTTGACCGCGATCCGCACAATCGGCTGCGAGACCGGCGGTGCGTCTTCAGTCGCGACGAACATGTCTTCGGGGATACCCGCGGCGTAGGCCGGAATGCAGGGGAACGCGCCCACTGGGGCGACATCCCACAGCGGCTCCGGTGCGGAGGTCACCTTGACCGCGACTGACTCCATGGCGGCACGGGCAACCGGGTGACCCTTGACTGCGTAGTCGAGGGCTTGATACCAAAAATCGCAGCCAGACCATGAGGCATTGTTTTCAGCCTCTGAACCGCCCATTTCCCAGTTGACCTTTCGGTTGCGAAGATCGTTTACGAACTCATCCCATGAGTCTGCGTTGTAGCGGTAAATCATGCGGCAATCCTCTTCGGTAAGTTGGAGCGAACCTTCTCAACGTCGAGCGGCGACATCCCGCGCAGCAGCAACATCTCTTCGACGCGATCCCACTTGAGACCGGCAGAGAGCAACTTACCGCCCTTGATCGATGCGCGGGGCGAAACCACTGCGCGAATCTTCAACTCGCGGACAGTGCGACGGAATGCCTGAACATGGCGCGTCCACTCGTCATTGGGCGAGATCGCCAGTTCCAGTCGCTCGTCGTAGTCCATCGACACGAACGCGAAGCGGTCGAGCGTGGCTGCGTCGAGTTGAGCGCGGCCAACGTACTGAGCATCAGCACCGCTGCCCCAAGTGTTCGCAGCGGCAATGATCACGAAGTCCGAATGGCGTTTAACCGTGCCGCAGGGGAATGCGGCGAGGTCATTGGCAGCGATGGCGTTGAAGGCAAGCAATGCTTGTGCAGACGACGCATCGATCTCATCGAACAGGAACACGCCGCCGCCGACATAGGCGCGGTACAAGTCAGTCACCATGTACTTGCCTTCGGCGTTGATGAATCCCTGCAACTGGTACGCCATGCCGACAGCGCCAGTCGAGTAGAACGGCAAGCCCAGTGCTTCGGCGCACTGCGAGGCGAGGGTCGTCTTACCGGAACCGGCAGGGCCGACAAGGTAGACGTTCTCGCGAACGGACAGCGAGGCCAGTACATCCGGAAACACCGGGTGACGGTGACCATTCGGCAGGACTTTGATCTCAGCGCCCTGCTTGATTTCGATGCGAATCGGGCGGTGCTGTTCGACCGCAGCGACAGCGGCAGCGACGGCATCCTTGCGGATCGATTCGATGGTCGCAGCATCCAGAGCCGCAGCAGGAACTGGGGCAGGATCAACCCCGTTCCAGATCGACAGCAGGACATCGTCCGGTGCGTTCGGCGACTTGCCCTGTCGCACGGCATGCATCTTGAGGTACGAGCGGTCGCTGTCAGACAGCGGGAGCGAGAAGGTACGCTTGGACATGATCAGCCCTCCACGTTGAGTGAGTTGATGCTGCTGCAAACCGGGCAAGCCGAAGCAGCGTGTAAACGGTGCGCTTGCATGGCAGAGACACGAGCCGTCCAGTTGCAGGAACCGCACTGCAGTTTCAGCAGCCGAGTGCCCTGCTTTTTACGGGCATTCGGGTCAACCTTCGCATGCGGGTACGAACCCAGTTGATCGACGATGCGTTCCAACTTGCCGCGCAGTTCGGCACTGGGAACCGTTGCGGTCATGGGGCCGACAAGGCCAATGGCGCGACAGACACGGGCGAACTCGCCACGATGGCCGCACTGAATCCCTGCCCAGACATGGGCGAGTTCATGAGCCAGAACCGCGATCACATCGACCGGCTTGTCGAGAATCGGGTTGATGAACACTTCGAACGTGCCGTCTGCAGAGATCGACGGGTCGAAGGCTTGGCCCAAGGTCACCTTGCCGGTGCGTGAGCCGCGATAGCCAATCGGGAAGCCGCAAGCGACCCGATACTTGCGTTGTTCCCATGACACCGCATCGACAGCGGCGACCGGGAAAATCTCGTGCTGCAGCATGACTGCAGCGGCGGCAAGCCATGACTCGCGTTCGTTGAATTTGACCATGATTCTGTTCTCCATGTTGTCGGTATGTTGCGAAGTATAAACGCTGCGTTGTGTCGCAGTCAACTTGTGTAAACGGTGACGGTCTCGTCAGTACCCGCATGACGGGCAGACATCCCGGCCTGTTGGCGATCAAGCCCGAAGGCGCGGGATGTTTCGACCTAGAATTGCTACGCAATAATTTCCACGCCTTCTGCATCAATTCGAAGGCGTTCGATTGGCTCATCCGTAACGTCAAACACTTCCCACCCTGTCACCTCACTGCCGATTAATTCGTCAAATTGCCACTTGACTGGGGGATAAAAGTCTTCGCTTTCGTCCAGTTCGATATGAATCACAACTGCATACTTTTTCATGATTTTCTCCTGCGTTTAAATGCTGAACAGATAGTCATTCGAAAAACCGGGGACTCGTACGTCCACTTGAACACCCATGCGGCGAATTTCCGTGAGGTTCTGGGCATCGAAGGTTTTCTGCTTCATCAGTGCAGCGAAGCGTGATGCGAGTTCGTTGAGCGGGTAGTACTTGATCTGCCCGTAGATATGGCGCTGTTCGACTTGAATGATCATGACTTGGACACCTCATTGGCTGAGAAAAGGCAAACGAGCGCGGCTGCTACCGCGATCAGCGAGGGGATGCCGACACCGCCAGACTCGGCGGCGATCAGAACGCCAAGACCCATCTGGATCATGGCGAGATATTGGAAACAAGCGACGAGAATGATTTTCATGCTGCTCTCCAGTGTTGTTGTGACTCAGTGCAGCGTCCTCGACGAGGGCGCTCTACTCAGTCGAAGGTTTTTCCGGTTCGTTGGGCATCGTCAGACTTTCGGGCGGCTGCTGTACTTGCAGGTCATTGCCTTCAACCCTACGGCTTCACCGATGCTTTAGGCCGGGTTCCCCTTTCGGGAACCGCCGGGCTGCTTGCGCTCATCCGGCACCAGAACCTCTCTTATTCGCCTACCGGCTGCGGCTGTCTGGGGGCCGCTTGGTTCGTATTACATTCGATTTCATGATCACTTGTCTACAACTTTTTTCGTTTACACGACCACAAATTACCTAAGTCACTGATTTTCGGTCGAATTTAGTTTGCGGTTAAACAGTCCAAAAGGTAGGATTCGGTGAGCGATCATGGTCTATACATGATCAAAGATTATCGAAACCACTGCAAAACAAGGGCAGAACGCACAATGGCAGGCATGACAGATGAATACGGGTTGACTGCAAAACAGCGTAAATTCTGCGAGAACGTGATCAGCGGCATGAATCTCGCGGAGGCATATCGCAATTCATACGATGCCGAGAACATGAAGCCAGCGTCAGTGCAGAAGCGCGCAGCGGAACTGATGGTGGACGGGAAGATCAAGGGGTGCCTGCAGGCTCTAGCAGCGGTCAGGAGGCAGCAGAGTGAGGCTCTGACGATCTCTGACAGAGACATGCTCGTCTCTCTGCTCCGCAAGTGGTCGAAGGGTGACGAGTCTGCTACCAGTTCCCAGTTGAGAGCCGCAGAGTTACTGGGCAAGGCATGCGGACTCTATCGGGACGTTGTCGAGGATCACCGTGAGCGCCCATCGACATTGGTAGCGGCTGAGTTGGAGGCGAGGCTAGCGTCTATGCTGCAGCCTTCGGTGCATCCTCAGGCTTCCGCAGCAGTTCCAGTGCAGGACGCAGCGCCTTTGGAGCGTGTAAACGTAGCCGATTCGCATGATGACGCTGCGAGTTCCAACGTAACTCATTGAATTTAAACGGGGTGTCGGGGTTAAGTCGCCGTCTAAACGAGGCGAAAAAGCCGATGCCGACCCCCCTTTTTGCAGCGTGACGCACCATGGCTGCTATACATGCGATTCCGCTCCCACGATGCTGTACTTTTGTAACGTGTTGCTTTCACGCAACACACCCCCTACCCCTTGTTGTTCTATAGATCGGGGTAGTTCCAGTGGTTCCCCGGAGATTTTGATAGATAGTGGTGGGGGAGTCCCAGTCTGTAAAATTTTTTTATAAAAATTCCCATCTACATATTGACTTTCGGGATTAAATATGCTAAAATCGGAACAGTTTTTAGAGAAATGGATACACCCTGAGTTGGTCAGTGATGGGTAGGGACACTCCGAAGGGTGTCCCCCCCGAGATAGGGTGGTGAGGAGTGAGGGGGCTGGGTGTAGAATGCTCCAGAATATGCTGAAACGGGGGCTATTGTCCCTGCATTTTGAGGTTTTCAGTCTTGAACATCACTCCCGAAATCCTGAATAAAGTCAAACAGTTACCGTTTGACCAGCAAAAAGAGATTCTGAAACTCCTAGACGAGTACGAATCTGCTAAATCCAAGGAAGAGTGTCGGGAAAGGTTCATTCCGTTCGTGCAAAGGATGTGGCCGGGGTTCATTTCGGGTCGTCATCACCGGATCATGGGTGAGAAGTTTGAGGAAATCGCCTCGGGTAAGTTGAAAAGGCTCATCATCTGCATGCCGCCTCGGCATACCAAGTCAGAATTCGGGTCTTATCTCTTTCCGTCATGGTTTTTGGGTAGGTTCCCACACAAAAAGGTCATTCAGACCTCGCACACTGCGGAACTCGCGGTAGGTTTTGGTAGAAAAGTCAGAAACTTAGTGGATTCTGAGGACTACCACAGCGTTTTTCCGGATGTCGGACTCCGTGCTGACTCCAAAGCAGCCGGTCGCTGGAGTACATCCAAGGGTGGGGAGTATTTCGCTATCGGTATCGGCGGTGCGGTGACCGGAAAGGGTGCCGATTTGCTGATCATCGACGATCCCCATGATGAACAGGAGGGTCAGTCCGCTGATCCGACCGTCTTTGACCATGCTTACGAGTGGTATACCTCCGGTCCTCGTCAGCGTCTCCAGCCGGGTGGGGCCATTGTCGTCATTTGTACCCGTTGGTCCAAAAGAGACTTGGTGGGTCAGGTCCTAAAAGCCTCTGCCATGCGAGAAGGGGTGGATGAATGGGAGGTGATTGAGTTCCCAGCGATCATGCCCTCAGGTCAACCCCTCTGGCCCGAGTTCTGGCCCCTCCCAGAACTAGAAGCCATCCGCAACGAAATCCCAATTCACAAATGGCAGGCCCAGTACCAGCAAGATCCCACCTCCGAAGAAGGTGCGTTGATTAAACGCGAGTGGTGGAAGGTCTGGGAAGAGAGAAATCCCCCACAGTGTCAGTTTTTGATCCAGTCATGGGACACCGCCTTCTTAAAGAAGGAACGTGCCGACTACTCCGCCTGTACCACTTGGGGGGTTTTCTACCATCCAGACCAGAACGGGGCGATGCAACCGAATCTGATCCTGATGGATGCCCTGAAGGAGAAGATGGAGTTCCCCACCCTGAAGAAACGGGCGTACGAACTCTATCAATACTGGAAACCCGAGACCTTGATCGTCGAAGCCAAGGCTGCTGGAACCCCTTTGATTTTTGAATTAAGGGCCATGGGCATACCGGTGGCTGAATACACCCCCTCTCGGGGTAACGACAAGATTGCTCGTGTGAATGCGGTGGCGGATCTTTTTGCGAGTGGCAAGATCTGGAGACCGCAGACCCGATTCGCTGAGGAAGTCGTAGAAGAATTTGCATCATTTCCCGCCGGGGAGCATGATGACTATGTAGACTCAGGAACGCAGGCTCTTCTGAGATATCGGCGTGGAGGATTTATTTCTCTGCAGTCAGATGCTCAAGATGAACCCGTCTATAGACGCAAAGTGGAGTATTACTAATGAAAGGTCGCACTGAAACGTCCGACAAGGCGATGGCTCCCAAGAGCCGCAAGCAGCCCAAGGACAAACTCAAAGGAAAGATGTCGGGCATTGGTGAAGCGGCGATGGTCGCGGGTGCCAAGCGTCCGGTTAAGATGTACGGTGGCTCTATGGTTCCGGGAACCAAGGGCACCGCTCGCGGAATGGGCGCTGCCAAGAAAGGCGGCAAGTTCACCGATCTCTAAGGAGATTCGACGTGGCGGTTGATCGTGCATTGATGCCCTTCATAACCCAAGGGCAGGGGATGGAAATCTCGGTTCTCCCACCGGAGGACGATTCCATCATGGTGGAACTTCCCGATGGTGGGATGGAATTGCAACTCGGACCCGAGCAGCAAGCCGCCGCCCATGATGACAACCTAGCCCAGTACCTTGACGACAACACCCTATCGAACATAGCCACGGAACTCGTGGCCTTGTTTGATGCGGACAAAGATTCCCGTAAAGAATGGGAACAGACCTACATGAAAGGTCTGGATCTTCTTGGATTGAAGATCGAACAGCGAACTCAGCCATGGGACGGAGCCTGTGGCGTGTTCCACCCGATGCTCTCGGAAGCCGTCGTTCGCTTCCAAGCGCAGTCGATTCAGGAAATCTTTCCGGCTAAAGGCCCTGTTGAAACGAAGATCTTGGGTCAACAAACCCCAGAGCGTATGCAACAGGCCATGCGCGTTCAGGACTATTTAAACTATCTCCTGACCGAGAACATGAGCGAGTATCGATCCGAAACGGAGAAGATGCTGTTCTCATTGGCGATTGCCGGATCGGCTTTCCGCAAAGCGTACTTTGATCCGAATCTCGGAAGACCCACTTCCATCTTCGTTCCCGCAGAGGATTTCGTGGTTTCTTATGGAACCCCGGATCTGTACACCTGCGAACGTGCTACGCATGTCATGAAGAAGACCCCCAATGAAGTTCGCAAACTTCAGGTGTCTGGCTTCTATTTAGATGTGGAACTGGCGGAGCCGACTCCGGATATCAGCGATATCCAGAAGAAGTACGACAAGATGAATGGAGATGCGGCCATTGATCTAGATGGTCGCTACACGCTCCTTGAGATGATGATCGATTACGATCTTCCGGGATTTGAAGACACGATTGACGGGGAACCTTCGGGCATTGCGTTGCCCTATGTCATCACTATCGACAAGGGTTCCCGCACGATTCTCTCCATTAGACGTAACTGGTACGAAGGCGATCCGCTCAAGAAGCGCCGCCAGCATTTCGTTCATTACGTTTATCTGCCGGGACTCGGCTTCTATGGTTTTGGTTTGGTCCACATCGTCGGTGGCTTGGCAAAATCCGCCACCTCCATCCTCCGCCAATTGGTCGATGCGGGAACCTTGTCTAACCTTCCGGGCGGATTGAAAACTCGCGGACTCCGGATCAAAGGCGACGACACACCCATCATGCCGGGTGAGTTCCGTGATGTGGACATTCCGTCCGGAACCCTACGCGAAAACATCACCTTCCT